ACACCGTCAAAGGCTAACACACTATCGAAACCCGTGCCATTCCAGAATGCGAAATCCATCTTACTTGGAATGTAACCATCAACGGGTGTATTTTCTACATTGACTCTCAGGGTACACATAAGAGCAGGAGCACCAACACCGTCTGCACCTAGCCAGGCCAGTGCATTTACCACATCACCGGTTTGAAGTGCGGTAGGTGAATTTAGAGTGCCTCTAGATCTAATAAATGATACAAGTGTTCCATCTGAACTTTCTTTTGCACCATTAATAGTAAACAGATCGTAACTGTCGTTTAGATCTCCGTCTGTATTAATTCGTATACCTGCCTTGACACCAAACCCGTCGGTGCCTTGAAGCACAATCGTTTTCCCTGTGTAGTTAGTAACAGCAGCAGTTTCTGAGTTGATAGTACCTACAATCTTTGATCCTGTACCGTCGATCAACATAGAAGAATCTTGACCAAATACTGAACCTTTTAGATCACCAGTGACATATCCATTAACTGTTCCTGTTAACGGACCAAGGAATCCACCAGCGGCTGTTACAGTTTTTGTATTGTGATTTATAATGATACTCGCATCAGATGCTAACACATTACCAGTTACGTTACCGGTTAGGTTTCCAGTTACGTTACCTTGAACAGGTCCTGTAAATAGACTTGATGTTACGCCGCCCTGTGCATTAATTGATCTAGAAAAAGCATTAAGAATAAGACTACTGTCATCACCAATAATATTGATATTATAGTTCATACCGGCGATAACACCGCTACCGCCGCCGCCTCCAATTGGATTTCCGCCCACTAAGGATCCTGCCGGTAAATCTACTACTGATCCTGCAGCAGTGATTACAGCATTACCTAAATGAATACTAGACCCGCTTAGGTATATATCTTTGAACCTGTAAGTAGATGAACCAATATCATAGGTAGCATTATCGTCGGGTATGATATCTCCCTGAACTGTACCGTCAAGATTGATACTACCATCAATCGAATTAAAAATTAATGTACTATTTTCTGCTAAAACATTGCCCTGAAAACCATCGGCTCTGATAGTTCCTGCATAATTTGATAAATCGGGCTCAACAATGGCATCCATTACTTTAGTTACATTGTTGTAATTAAAAGTAATACCCGAATGTACGCCTGATTGAAAAATACTTGCTGAAAGATCTTTTATATCAGCCGGTGTTAAATTACTTAAAGGAACACCGCCCAATGAAGTTCCGTTACCAATATATAACGAGCCTGTATCAGTGGTATATAGCAGTTCTCCAGAAGCGAGTGGTTCTGTCATTGCTAAACGCTGAGAATTTGTACCTCTGCGGATCTGTAACGGCATAATTAAATAACTCCTAACCTTATTGTGTATTATTTATCTTTGCGCCTAACCTAAGCATCCTTTGGAAAACAGCGCATTTTATCCTAGAAATATTCTAGGTCAGCCGCTAAAACGAATCGCCATTTATCGCTTTGCACTATTCCGGGTCTGTGCCATTGATCGCTAGGATAAATTAACCACGTAAAATCGCTGGGCCTAACAAAGTATTTACCGTCTTTTTCGGGCCCGTTTGGAGCCATTTCCGTACCGGCATAATCTCTATCTTTTACATCGTCTGGAATATGCAGATAGAAAATTCCGCTTAGACGCTTAGATTCGGGAGTTTTGGGGTGCCAATGATGATGCCATAGATTTTCTCGATCTTCGGAAGTAGAAAGATTAGTCATAAAACTCCATGCCATAACTTCAGAAATTTTAACTTCTCGTCCTAGATACATAAAACAGGAAAAAATAAAACTCATCCTGTACTTTAGCCAAACAGGTTCGGGGCGTTTAAAAATGTTTTCTTTGGTTTGAAATTTGGGGGAGTTTGTGAAGTAATTGCCGCTGTCTATGATACTCTTCACTGTATCTATCGCTGTTTGATTATCTTGTTCTGTTATAACAGAACTAAAATCAAACTTTCTAAACAGGGTATTTTGATCGATAACTGTATGCATAAGGAATCCTGGAGCGGGAGGCGAGAGTCGAACTCGTCTATTTCTGCTTGGAAGGCAGACGTGTAACCACAAACACTTCACCCGCTTTGAATTATTTACGCTTTGGCCTCGCTACCAGGAATCGAACCTGGATCTAAACCTTAGGAGTGTTTTGTTCTATCCGTTGAACTACAGCGAGGTGAATATTGATAGTGATACTAGAGTTTTGGTTGAGGTTACAACACCCCAGGCCGCCCAGGCATTACAGCGCCTGCTCCTGTAGTCCAGCCTAACATGGAATCCGTTACTCCTCAATCTGATCACGCTGTAAAACGCTCTGGATCATATTAGAGACAACAATGCATCTATGATGCACCAACTTTGTAGTTCCACCTACTCAGTATCGCCTTGCGGTTGTTGATCGGACCTTGTACTACTATCAATAACTGGTTGCGGGGGCTGGAATCGAACCAGCGATCTTCAGGTTATGAGCCTGACGAGTTACCTCTTCTCTACCCCGCGATTGTTCAGTGTCTAGCCACGGTTCCCTGTTCCGCCCTAGACTGAGTTGTCTGCCCTGTCGATCAGTATTTGCATTTTTGTCGTCAGTTCTGCTTCTGCCGCCACGGTGTCTCAAGTCGCTCTATACGGAGCCTTGGGGTCGATTACCGTTTGCACCCTGACATTTTGGTGAAGTCAATTACCCCCTTTAATAACGAGGAAGGGACCCCGGGGTCTGTTACAGCAAGCCTTCTTCTTGGAGGACCTGGACAACATCATCGCTGAGCGGAATCTCAGTTTTAATGTTCAACTCTAAAATTTCATCCTGAAGTTTCTGCTTCTGTTTCTTAAGGCTCAATACCTCAGACTTAGCCTGATCAATTTGACCTTGGCTAACCACTGTGGTAGTTACTGTGTCACCGTAGCCAAACACTCGGCTACGTGCTTCGTCTTTAAGGCTCTTAACTTTTTCAAGTTTGCCTTTGATCACTTCTAACGAAGTCAGCGGCTTGAGGCTGGCGATTTCTTCCAACTGTCCGATTCTCTTATCGATGAATGCTGCTTTGGCAAGATTCGTATCGATACCACTCTGTGCATTCGCCGCACCGACTAAGGCACGGATGTTATACAAAGCCATTGTGAGTTTCTGGCGACGTGTATCGTTAGCCATCAACTGATCATTGGCTTTTTGAATCTCATTCTCAACGTTTTGAAACTCGTTGAGTTCGATGGAAGTTTCCATCTTGATATTACGAACAGCCTCATTAATGCTATTCTGTACTGCATTTGCCTTGCGAAGTGTGATATTCATTCCCATTTTCCTTTTTCTTTCTTTTTCAGTTTACTAATATATTCGTCTTTAGTATATTTGCCTTCTTCGATTTCTCTAAGAGCAGTTACAGCATAAGATGCATCTGTTCCCGAAACACGCTGAGGGGATCCGTTCTTTAATTCTCTGGCTCTTTGACTAGCAACTATAACTAGGTCAAATCTACTGCCTATCATCTCTACTGCTTTTTCTGCTGAAATTCTTGCCATTGTACACCCTTAATTATAATGACGGATCGATGAAAGGTCAAGTAATAGACCGGACAATTGACAAGACCTATTGTTCGATGTCGTCGGTCTGGACAACGTGCAATATACAGGCGACAGAGGCCTGAATATTTCCGATCAGCAAATGACAGGTATATGGATATCGGGTCACTCAAGCACGGAGACTTTTCGAGAGTCTTTGCCAGATTAAGTCTGTACGGCATAAAGCCATACAAGCGTCTATCCTCATCTACCTTTCACTTCACCGGTTGTGTATTGCTACACAACAAAACTATTATATATCCTATGTGTTGTTAATTCAACACAATTTGGATATGTTATTCAGATTCTTTTTTACCTTTTGATGGTTTAAAAGAAACTTTTGATGCAAGTTCGGCCTGAACAATAGTTCTCCTCATTTCTCCTCTTTTATGAGGATCAACAATCGTAGCCAAAATTCTTTTTGAGGTCTTAGTCATTTTATATGATGATGTAGGTTTCATAGATATCCAATTATTGTGGTGCCCAGAGAGAGACTCGAACTCTCACCCGAAGACTGGCTTCTAAGACCAGCGTGTCTACCAATTCCACCATCTGGGCAAAGTGTTATTATGTATTCTTTATTTGCTGTTGTCAAGTATATTCTGGCGCCTCTGGAGAGATTCGAACTCCCATAACCTGGTTTAGAAGACCTGGCACCGCTCCATCGGCAGAGGCATATATGGTGCGGAAGGTGGGATTTGAACCCACAAAACTCAGATTTTAAGTCTGATACGTATACCAATTCCGTCACAACCGCATTTGGTGCCAACTCCCGGGATCGAACCAGGTTCCACCGCTCTTCAGGCGGCCGCAATGACCACATTTGCTAAGTTGGCATGTTTGGGGTGTCCGACGAGTATCGATCTCGTACTTCCAGTTTCACAGACTAGTGTGCAGGCCACTACACTACGGACACCGTTGTTTGGCACCACTGCCACGAGTCGAACGTGAAATTAAACCTTCGCAAAGTTTCGTGATGTCCCTTTCACTACAGTGGTATCTTTTTCTAGTGCATCTTTGCGCATCAAAAATTGTCGATCACTTTTAGGACGATGTACTACGAGATATTCTATTCCTTCGATGATTTCAATCTTATTCATATCGTCACAGATAACAAGTTCGTTATTAAAACGATTTTTAAAAACCATTGGTTTCATATTAATCTCCTTCACGCAATCTACGCTCACGACGTTCAGCCGCCAGTGTAAAGACCTTTTCGTTGTCATTGTTGTAGTCAACAGCCTTAGGCGGAACTATAATGCCCGTTTCAGTAGTATAGCCGTTGATCGTGTGCGGTTCATTTTCATCATAGGTCCAACCTAGGCATTTCATCATCTTATGCTTGACTAAGAGGTTAGGGCTGCGAAAAGCCTCTGCATCGCGGAAGCCTAGCATCACACCAACCTCTGCCACAGCACCTGAACGGCATACACCAGCGTGGCAATGAACTACTACATTCATATGTTGTTCCATTGCGTGTTGTAGAAGTCGAACAAGTTCAGCAGCCTGTTCGTCTTTAATCATGCCCCAACTCATATCAATAGGAGTACCATGGCCATCGTTGCTCATGCCATCACTTTCCACATCGAGAAACTTAAACTGATGTGTTTCACGGAACTGGTAGGAAGGTGTAGGAAACTCCATATCCGGATCCACAATTTGGATCAGCATGGAATTAATACCTGCATCGATGTGAAAGCCTTTTTTGATATCGCTCAGCGATACATTTTGAATCCACGGTTCCATGGCAATCTCCTTATAATCTATAAGTCACTCTTCCTTTGGTAAGGTCGTAAGGACTAACTTCTACTTTTACACGATCGCCAAGAATAATTTTAATCTTGTGCTGTTTGAGTTTGCCGCCAGTATAACAAAGTATAGAGTTTGGCATCTTGTCGATTTTAACTCTATACATACTACCGGGTAGAACTTCATCAATAATACCGCTTAATTCAATTAAATCACTCTTTGGCATAAATTCTCTTTGTCATTTATTTTTTACCTCTCTATTATTATGGCCGGGCTTGCAGGAATCGAACCCACACCGCTTGTTTCGAAGACAAGCATGATATCCATTTCACCAAAGCCCGAATCTGGTGCTCCTAACAAGAATCGAACTTGTATCGCATCCTTACCAAGGATGTGTTCTTCCATTTAACTATAGGAGCATGGCTGGGGATGATGGATTCGAACCACCGAATACCGGAATCAAAATCCGGGGCCTTACCACTTGGCGAATCCCCAAGTTATGGTGGTAATGGAAAGAGTCGAACTTTCACAGCGCACCGTATGAAGGTGTTGCACTACCATTATGCTACATTACCATATAGAAACACACTAGACGAGGCGACCTCGTGCGCACAAGTTCCTGCTTATCTCTAATGTGTTTTTATATGGTAGGGGCACAGAGAATCGAACTCTGATTAACGGGTTAAAAGCCCGCTACTTTACCATTAAGTTATACCCCCGTATGGTCCGTATTAAGTTGATTTATTGTGCCAACCTAGACCATACGGGTTCTAGGCGACACTAACGTTTACCACGTTTCATGTCTATCTCCTTAGTTTATATATTGTATATTCACTTTAATGTTTTGTCAATCCAAATTATTCCTATGATAACCAAAATAATTACGACCACGGCCCCATTTTGTTTTCTCCTTATCCTCTAAAGGTACAACTGGCAGATATTCTGTAGTTGTCTATGTTAATTCTCTTTTCAAATTGTTCTTTTGCTTTTAAACAACTTTCATGATCTCCAAACTTAGCGTGTATACTACCGTTAGTAGTGTTTGCTCCTGGTATAGTGCTCCACATCATTATTATCAATAACCACATTATAATCTCCTTTGGTGCCCAGACCAAGAATTGAACTTGAAATAATCGCTTATCAAGCGACCGTTATACCATTTAACTATCCGGGCGTATTTGGCGGAAGCGGTGAGATTCGAACTCACGAACGGGATAAACCGTTGCTAGTTTTCAAGACTAGTGCAATCAGCCGGACTCTGCCACACTTCCATGATACTGGTGCCCCTAATCGGATTCGAACCGATAGTTATGACACTCCTTTTGAGAGAGCCGCCTTTACCAATTTGGCCATAGGGGCAATCTGGAGCACAGGGCCGGATTCGAACCGGCGGCTTTACGGTTTTGCAGACCGTTGCATTGGGCCTCTCTGCCACCTGTGCTTATTACATTGTAGGACCGTTACCGTTACGGAAACCGACCTCTCCACCTTCTTCTTTGATTCGCTTAATCACATCTTCAAACAAGATTGGAGCAAAGTCCGGTGTTTGCTCTACGCAGACGCAATGATAACGATTATCAATAACATCGCTATATAACACTTCACCAGTCCTAGCATCAACACCACGAGCCTTTGTTACACGATTTGCATGTAAGTGACCGTGAATGTTAACACCGAAGCGACCCAACGATGCTTCGTGAACAGGAATATGGCTTAAGATCATTCCGTTCATAACGTGATATGCACGTAATTCACGAAAGTACTCGCCGTACTCTGTGTCACGAAAGATATCGTGGTTACCTCTAATTAAAACTTTGTCACCATTCAAGCGACCCAATGTCTTTAATGCTTTACGATTAATGACAACATCGCCTAAGTGGTAGACTTTGTCTGTAGGCTTGACTCTTTCGTTCCAAGCCTTGACCATGGCTTCATCCATTTCGTCTGGATCTGTCCACGGACGTAATTTTGTAACACCATCACTTCTAGTGAAACGGCATACACCGGCGTGGCCGAAGTGCGTATCACTTACTAAAAACACGCTAGGCATAGTGCCCTCCTTTCTTTGTTAATGGTACCCCGGGCCGGAGTCGAACCGACATTGGCCAATTATCTGTTGCACACGGGATATAAATCCGCTGTTTTACCATTAAACTACCGGGGCAAAGAACTGGAGCGGGCGAAGAGGCTCGAACTCTCGACATCAACCTTGGCAAGGTTGCACTCTACCAACTGAGTTACGCCCGCATTATTTCTCTACTGAATACTCGTAGTTTACTGTAGTTTCGTTTTCACGTAAAACAGCAGCACCGTTTCTGAGATGAAATTTCTTAGCCATCTCAGTCTTAGGGCTTAGAGTAACGAACCGCTCTACAGTAGGATATAACTTACGTATCTGTTCTACTGTTTCGAACAACAATTCAGATGCCGCGCCGGGTGCATAACTCCATATAGTATAGAATATAGCGGTTGTAGGACTATCAGCGTCTTTAGAAAGATCTTCTACCTTTTCAGGTACAAAATCATGTAAACTAACACAAACCATTGCTTTGGGTTTTTCATCAACCAAGGCACTCACAAATTTATTCTTTGATACACGAAAATCGACGGGTATCTCTGGTCGCACCGGATCGTCTTTGATATATTCAAGAAGAGGATCGGTGATGTTTGTGATAAAATTCAGCATTTTATTTTTCTCTGTGTTATATGCGTACTTATCTCTTTACGCAAAAAATTGTAAATCTGGTACTCGGTACGGGAATCGAACCCGTCTTTCCACCTTGAAAGGGTAGCGTCCTAGACCGATAGACGAACCGAGCAATTACGAATTGGCATACCCTGAGAGATTCGAACTCCCACTAGCAGTTTTGGAGACTGTCGTGCTGCCGTTAAACACTAAGGGTACATTATAAAAAACTTCGACGATACAGTTATACCGCAGAGGTCGAAGCCGTGTTGTTTGGTGCCTCGTGCTGGAGTCGAACCAACTGCATTCGCCTTGTAAGGGCGACGTTCTACCGGTGAACTAACGAGGCTAATTTGGTCGGAGTAGTAGGATTCGAACCTACGACCCTCTGCTCCCAAAGCAGATGCGCTAGCCAGGCTGCGCTATACTCCGATAATACTTGGTGGAGGATAACAGAATCGAACTGTTAATCACGGCTTGCAAAGCCGTTGTTATCCCATTTAACTAATCCCCCAAACTGGCTCCCCGACGTGGGCTCGAACCACGGACATTCTGATTAACAGTCAGACGCATCTACCAACTGTGCTATCGGGGAATAAAATGGTGCCGGTTGTCGGATTCGAACTGACGACCTATCGCTTACAAGGCGATTGCAACTACCACTGTGCTAAACCGGCATAAAACTATATATCACTTACTTCTGGCGGAGAGTATAGGATTCGAACCTATGCGCCCATTTCTGGACGACGGTTTAGCAAACCGCTGCCTTAACCACTCGGCCAACTCTCCGTAACTGGCGCCTCGTAGGGGAGTCGAACCCCTGTGTTCCGCTAGACAGGCGGACATAATAGACCGTTATATGAACGAGGCAAATTTGGTGGACCGTAAAGGAATCGAACCTAATCGCCAGCCACCCAACATATTAAGGCAACGGATTTACAGTCCGCCGTTGGGAATACGATCCAAAATTTGTAACACTCTCCGCTATGCTTTTAGACCGCGTCAGAAGCGGAATGAAGAGTGTGTATTAAAGCAGACTACTCATCGGCCTAGGCCATTTGACTGTTCGGCAATCTGCTTTAATACGAACGGTTTTTACACATCTGCGTTATCGCCACAGACTTATCATCCCCGTTGCCGCCCTCATTAATAGTGCCTGTTTAGAGTGTAGCACAGGGTCGCGTTCCCTATTAACACTTTGCTAGTTTAATATGTTAGAGGACTTTTGTCAAGCGCCTCTTTGTACTGTCTAGCCCTTTCGAACTTATCGTTAATCAGTTTACGAAATTTTTCTTCATCTAGAGTGTGTGTATCTAACAAATTTTCATAAGCCTGTTTAACGATCTGCTCGTTTAATCTTGTGTAATCAATTTCTTTGTATTCCATTTTTTCCTTTATAATAAACAAAAACCCCAGGGTTTTTAGTCCTGGGGTCCTTTGAAGTTCTTGTGTGTACTTTGTTACACTACAGTCCTCCGGGACCCCAATTCTGGTGTACGATCATTACCTAGACTAATCTCTACGCATGACCAATAAGAGGGCATAAAGCCTCCCAATTGGGCTATGGATTTAAATTGTCTATGTAACGATGTTGTGTTCATGTTTATATTATATCTTCTTTGTTCTAGTTTGTCAACCTCTTTTTTTCAAAAGCAAATCAACAACATAGTCATATTGTATTGTCTTTTTATTTAGTCGTCAAGTAAAAAATACCCAGATAATGTGGCATTTTTACTACAACGCTAACTGCCCGTTTCTGCTTGTATCAGTAAGTGCTTACCAATTTCGAATAATCCAATTCCGCCGGGGAGGTCAAGACAGCAAACATGAATTTGGCAAGATCCTTCGTCATCTATCGATGATGCAACAAATTCTTTGATCTTGCCTTCTTTGACCATACCCTTCATAGTCTCTAATATTTCTAAAAGATCTTCTTTTCGTTTTTCTTCTCTTTCTGCTTTTGGATCAAAACTAAAAACATTACTCATAAAAACCCTATTCCAAAATATTATCTGCGATTCCCAGTTCTACTACTTCTTCTGCTGTAAGATATACATCAGATGCTGGTAACAATTTTTTCTTTATCACACTTGGAGATAAATTAGTGGCTTCCTTCAAAATAAGTACCATTTTATTATTAAGAGATTCGTTTTCTTTCATCTCGGCTTTGATATCGTGATACTTGGCTTCTACTCCTGTAGAAAATTGGTGGCACATAAAACTGGTATTCTTTGCAGCGTACCTCTCATTTTTTGTTCCGCAGGCAAAGACTAAAAAAGCGGCGCTCATTACCGCACCTATACCTATAGTTCTAATAGGATGACGACTGCTTTTTATCATATCAATTAAAGCAAAAGCAGTATATAAATCTCCACCTGTTGAATTAATATAAAGTGTTAGTACCTTTTCTTTGGCGGTATCTAGATTTTCGTAGATGATCCAGCGTATGCAATCATTAACGGTATCTTCATCAATTTCGCCAGCAAGATAAAAAGTATGATTTTCTAGAAGTTTTATGCTGACGCGATCGTCAGCGTTAAAATCATCAAATTTTTTCACAGTGGACTCCCTAGACGTATTACTTATCATTTAAAATTGTAATGCGTTCTAGATTCAAATTCCTCCGGATTTTTTTGAAAGTGATTAATGGCTTCTTTTAAGGCTTCTTCTACGAACTCGTTAAAAGTCATATCGCGTTCGTGAGCCATTTTCATATACTTTAATAATTCGTCATCGGAAAACTCTACGGGTACCTTAATACGAGTATCGTAGTCTTCTCCTGCTAAGATCGCCGATGCTTTTTCTAAAAAATCGTCATCGACATCCAAATCAACAAATTTTACAAAATCCCAAGCAGTATCATCTATTTCACGCTCTTTCACTTCATTATCGTGAAATTCTTTATAATCTGGATTAATTAATCTATAGGCTCGATTATTGGCATAATCGCAAACATATGATTCGTAGACTTCTTGAGTTTTAGTATCAAAAACGATACTCACGGTATGGCCATTATGATCACCATTCCAACTATCTAGGGTATATGCATAAGGTCCGTAGCATTGCCACCCGTAGTCACTACCTTCAGTGATTCGATAATCAACAGTCTCCATAAAATCTTTTAGACTAATCATTTATTGCTCCTTAGAAAGCACTATTTTAACATAGATATCGAACGTGGTCAACCTGTTTCGGTTCTTGCCTTACTATAATCAAACCAACCTAGTACGATACTAGGATCGGCCACATCCAAGAAATCTTTAAAATGATCTGCCATAATCCTTTTAAGATACGGATAAACTGGGCTTTCTGCCACTTTTAGATCCCATGCTCTGGTATTGAATGCACCGGCATAGTAAAGTTTTCTGTAATTAGATTCCATGGCTGTTTTCATTTCTGGAGTCGGATAAATGCCTGCAAACTCCATAGCCATACATAGGGCCATAGTATGAGGCATTACTATACCGTTCCAATAAACGATATAATCGTCGTGGTGTTCTAGATACAGAACAACTGGTTTCGCATCTAGCAGACTCCAGGTCTGTTCAGAACGCATTTTGGTATGTGTCGTTGATGTCATATTTCCACTTTCCATTAGGATTAAATCTCACGGCATCTAGTAGTCCTTCGACAGGTCTATATCCATACGTCCAGTATTTCACTAAACGCTTTGCAGCGTCTGGCTGAAGAGGCATACGCATACGTAAATTTTTTTCTCTGATATCCTTAGCGGTAGTTGATCCTAATAACCATTCCTGACCCCCTGTGCCTATCTGGCACACTGATATATCAAAATTATCAATTACCTCATTCAGACTACTGAAATATCTACGGGTTATAATTTGAATTGTCCAACGATTTTTCCAACTTTCATGAGATTGATATTCAAGTGTCACAGCGTTCTCGCTTTCAAATTTTACTGAATATCTACCGTAACTTTTAATTTCAGCGATAAGATCAGCAGCCTGTTTTGCATTCGCACAAAATACATCAATATCACTTTCGCCCACAGGTTGACCTTGATACCAGCGAAGACACGCACCGCCGGCTATCCAAGGACCGTTCTGTATGTCTGGCCAAATTATCGTTAACGGTTCACTATCGTTTTCATGAACTGTAGGGAAAGAAATAACCTTTACTGGTTGATGATGATTTTTATGCAAAGGTTCTCTAAGAGAATCAAAATCTCCTCTTGCAAATATTTCTTTTAAAATTGTGTTGAGCGATTCGCTAGTAGAATTCATTTATCTTCCTTCTTTTTCTCTATAGGTGGCGGAAAGTAAGGTTCAATTACGTAATGGTTTGCACCCCACCATCCAAACGCTGATAAAAATCCCCAAAGCACTATTTCTAAAACCATTATAACCTCCAAAATTAGAAGAGACTATCTACTACCTGTGCAGCAATTAAAATATATGTTAGATAGTGTAACATCTGATCCACGCCGATCCAAACCCAAAATTGTTTATCGGCAGGCGTATAACCATATTTTTCTCCGACCTTCATTTTAGCCCAATCGATATGATAATGTAAAACGAAATCTACAAAAGCCCAATAGACCGCTGCCCACGGGGCGAATACAATTAATATAGCCAGTGTAAAAAATCCGTGAACGGCCGCATGTACGATCCCGCCTACTTTTCCGTAGGACCCCTTTTCGGCTATCATCCAATCAGTTTGGATAACAAAGTCTGCTACAAAATGCTTTATAGTCAGCATCAAAACGATAGCCAATCCTAGATCCATTTTTAAATCCTTTTTAGATATAAGAAAAAATTCTTACGTTCCCTAGGTTCCCACCAGACGCCTTCTTTACCACATTCATTGTTATAAGATGTGTTATGCAATCTAACCAAACTACATCTTTTGTAATGTGCTTCTACTTTCTTGGGTCCTGTTACAGGATCGTGTTCTATAGATTCTGGTACATAGGCCTTTTTACAAAGCCATTCATAACCACTACCCCAATAGGGTATACTGCTGAATCTTCGAAAACTATGTTTACATTCTTTGCATAAAACGTTATCGCTCATTTTCTTTTACCAATTTACAAGTTAATTCAAAATGTTCGTATGCCTTACGTACACTGGGATGCGACATCAATTTTTCTGTTTCTAGAGCCAATGCTTTGATTCCTTCTTCAGTCACTTCTCTAGCACTAGGCCATTCTAATTGTCTGGCGCTGTCACCAAATTCTTTAACAAGGTTATCCCAGGCTGCTTTTTGGCCGGGCGTTAGTTTACGTTCACGATCACTTCGTTGCATACGCAGTTCACCGGCTTTAACCAAAGCCTTGGAAATTTCATCTTCAACCACACGACCTGCTGCCAACATAGGAGCATAGGCTGGATCAACATTGTATCTGGTTGATTGCCCGCCTGGATAGGATACAACAAGATGACTGCCCTTGGGGAAAGCATCCATCAATGTTTGATCGTACTCAGACACCGGTACATATCTGCGTCCGACCTTTTTATAGAACACGGTCTTCATATACTTCCCAATCATTCGTATCGTAATTCCAGTGTCTGTTATCGCTGATGCCAATTCTTGCTGTGTAACCAAATAATCCGATTTCTAAACTAGGCCCTGCATGATCCCTACCCCGCCATCTTAGATCGACTTGAAACTCGAAGAGGTTCCATGCATAACGATAAAATCCTAGTTCAAAGGTTTTATTCTTTGTTAATACAAAATCTTTTTGCCAATAATCCTTAAAAGATTCGTGTTGAAAAGGATTAGCGACAGTAAAATTAAACTGTATCACTTGAATACTTCCATGGCTTCGTTGTCAACATTTTCGACCATATGGATCATGAAACGATACTTTTCCCATGCAGTCTTAACGGATTCGTTATTGCTAAGACTCGTAGGAAAGATATCAACCCAGATGGAATCTTCTGGTTGCTTGTGACGATGCAGACCCTGTCTACGTGGCTGTATGATCTTATTGTTTAGCCAAAGGTGTAGTGCTACCTCCTTGCACCGTTCGTAATCGAGACCAGCAAGATATGTGGGTTCGTGCGTATATTGATAAATGACATTCTCAAGATGTTGTTCATCTTGCATAGACGTAGCGGTAATAAGAAACGCTACATCTTCGATGTCAACTTCACCGTTGACAATATCGCGAACGCAACGACCAAGACTAAAACCAATTTTCATTTTACTATTCCTGTTTGTGGTAGATTAGGTTGCCTATTGTATTGACTCTCGATACTCCAATGTGGTTCCGGTGACGGATACTTTACATCGTTTTCTACGTTAAGTCCAAACGCACGACGGATATTCTTTTTGTCTGCCTGACTGCCGCAGATCTGCGCACATTCTTCTGCAACTAGTTCTGCTAACATTTCCATACGATGCTGGCAGTCTTCTGTGATATATTTGTGAAGACCGTGATCTAACATAATTTGTTTAAGACGTTCGTTCATAACGCAATCTCCATATTAGTAGATCTAATTTTAGTACGGTGTTCCTCCAAACCCAGTCACGCAAAGTCTTACGCTCTGCTAGTTTACGGTCCAAGTATTCCACAAAATCAGTGTAAAACTTGGTTGCAAAGTTGGGATTTCTTTCTAAATCCTTTACTGTTTTATTTCGCAAGGCTGTCATTCGCTCAGTTAACATTTCAGTATAATACCGTTCCTGGTCAAATGTTGGATGTGTGATCCCTCCGGCTTGAATATAGGTACGATACCTTAGCAGTTCTCCGTCACGCTTTTTAGAATCAGTCATTCTTTATCTTCTTCTTTAGTGTGAGCATCACAGGCAGTATAGATCCAGCCACGACCGCGGGTCTTGCCAGGAGCACCACATTTTTCGCAGGTAACTGCTGACATAGATTCGGCCATACGGATCATACCATAGATAGTATCATCGCCACCGCTGGTATAAAAACGCAGTGTACCAAACTTTTCTTTGACCTGAACGGCTACAACCTGTTGGACATGAGGAGTTCTAGGCATACCAGATTCTCCCTCGATACCTTTCTTTACCTCAAGATCACGTTGACGCTCACGCCAATCAATGTGGTGTTGGATATTGGCACAGAGTTGGTTGATAATATTAAACCAACCATCTCCGCACTCAAACCCCCAACACATCAATGTTTCACGCATGTTTCCGTGCCTATCCTTGAAGATTTTAGGATACTTAGCACACAGTTGTTCGTCTAGTTCTTGTTTCATTTTTTTCTCAATTCGTGATGTAGATGCTTACTAAGATATCTAATCATTCCGTAAAGTTCTTTGCTGTTTTCAGGACATAATTTGGCTCGCCAGTCTGAATTGAAAGATAAATTTTTCTTTTGTAATACTCTAGTCTTAAATGCTGTCCCAGGTTTTGTAATAGTAATAGGATAATCTTTTGATGTTTCCCAATACATTTTATTACTTTTAGTTGCCTTACCAAACTTGCAAACATAGCCGTCTGGTGTAGTTACAGTCCAAGAACCTTTTTCATTTTTTACCCAAGAATACCCTTCGATGGTATTTTGAATTTCAAGTTTATCTTCGGCTTCTTTTTTAATTGCAATTAGTCTATTACTAATTTGTTGCATGTCTCGGGGAGTTAGGCCCATTAATTGTGCCTGTACAAGAATACGTTCTTGTTTGTCTGTTAATTGTAGTCTACCTCTAGGCATTTTCCACCTCTACTTGTTCTTTACCTGCTTCTTTGATTTTGCGAAGCAGTTGTTGATTACGATAGTCCTGTTCTTTACGTTCTACAGCCTTTTCAAAATTGCGACCAATCAACATACGATGATACTCTCGACACTTTTGAAAACCACCAAGCCATACTTCCATTTCTTCCAGGGTGCCTACAAACAGTTCGGCATCTCGACTATAAATTGGATAAGCATCATCTTTGGGAAACAGGGCAACTATATCGCCAAACTCTTGACGGTAATTTCCATGTTTTGAATTTCCCATACGGAGGCCCAATATAGACACTTCTTCCTCTAAACGTCTAAGACGAAGGATAGTTTGGTAACCAGACATGTATCGCTCTCTCTACTTGTTGATGATATATTATTGTAACATCTTCTGAGAAAAAAGTCAACGATATTTTAATTCAAACCAAACTGCGTCTTTGGGATCTTTAAATGAGTAAGATGCAACAAAATCGTTGGTCAAAGATACATCCGAGACATCTTGAACATGGTACCCAATAAAACTTTGACATTGGATTTTTGCCCATTCGGCTGCGGATTTAAAATATGATTCGGCCTCCTCATAGGCAATTCCGGAATCATTTAGATATACTACTTTTGTCATTTTGAAAATATTTTACCGCTTCAACAAATCCGCCGTAGGCTAAACCCGCCATAACAATAGCCAATGGCGGTACTACAAATACTATGTAGAGCCAGATTAGAATTTTGGCTATCATCCCCACCTTAATAAAAACATAGTAATTTCTTTTTTATTTTTAAACTTGAAAGTATCGAAACTTGTTCGAACACCACAATTATGTTCTTGACACCATTTTTGGATAGGGTCTATATCAGATTCGTTTAACCCAACAGAAAAAGCAAGATCACCGTCAAATGGTTGAATATGTACTCGACCGGCGAGGGTGTTTCTTCTGGCAGTTTCAATCCAATATATAGTTTTTGGCATAGGAATATATGCGTAGCCCCCCATTTAAGACCACCTCATTGCAAACATACTAGCATCCTGCTCATTTTGGAAATACCACGCTCGGCATTTTGATTCCCTTATATCTCGAAATTTGTTTTGGCAATGTTCGAGACACCATGTAAGTTTTCCGGAATAGTTATCATCTTCTTCAAGACGAACAACATAATATGCCTCTAATATTTTCATTAACTGATCATCTTCCAGCAATATAGTTCCTACCTTCTTATGAGCCATATTGATATAATTTTTATAATGATCGTTGTTCATTTACCGTATTTCAAAAGATATTCTGTTAATGTAGAGCCCATAAATTTTGCACGTATGATGTACTTATATCCCATCGAAGCAAAATCAGTGATATGATGATAAACCGGAACTTCGCAGGCATTCGTCATGACCCATTGCCCTTTTTCACTTTGAGTCCACTCATATAAGGGTTGAGCAGCATATAGATCTGGATCTTCTACGTCGCCCATGGTGAATTCGTGAACAGTGACTTCACGTATTTCTTCTACTCTATCTCCTACGATTTTATACTTTATTTCCATTTTAGTGTAAAGTTAACAGCATCACCTTCGTTTTCAAAAACAAATGAAGATCCACGACTTTCCCAATGGCCTTTGGCATTTTCTTGTAACCACATTTTAATATCAATGGCATGTTTATTATTATTAAATCTTGTTAGAGAAATCTTCCTCCATCCTAACTGTACCAACATGTCAGAAAGAATGTGAAAATCCATTTCACTCTGCATTTGTGTAGATAGTTCTTTGGCGATTTCTTCTTTTAGATTCATAATCTGCTCACTAGATCCTTTTCAAAGATACCCCAACCTAGCCTACTCTTAGGTGTGTTCTTACGTGCCTGTACACAAAGGTAACCGTCCTCGTCAATGCTCACTTCCCAGTTGAAATATCTTTCGTCATAGAGGTAATCTTTAAGATAATATAACATCATAGCAGGAACATTGTTGTTCCATTCTGTTGCTATTAAAGGAGTATATTCTCTTCCTTTAAGGATTTCTACTAACTTGAGTTTTTCAAGAGTTTCTGCATTTAATGGCGAGAACGTTACACGATCGTAAAGTGCAACACCGTCATAGTGTAGACCCGTTGCTTGATCGTATATTTTTTTGTAATCATATTCTCGAATGATTACTTTTCTTTTTAATGTTCTTAGCGCCATTTTAATACAAATATCATTCTGTCACGGTCATCACGAAACCAAAACTTGCGGTTGTTCATATACCAACGCTGTGCAGGTTCCGGTGCTTCTTTTTCGCCCCAAATGTGCTCTCCAGAATTGCCAAAGGTCTCATAACACCACGCTTCCATTTCGCGCCAATTGCCGCCTACGGGTTCTGCTGTGTAGTAACGACTACCATAGACAGTACCTTCGGCCAACACAATGTTTTGTAAAGGACTGTAAACAATATCATCCCACAGCCTTTTAAGAGCCTGTGCAGAAAAGTTGCTCTTGCCCGTATTACGACCTGTAATCTGTATCATTCCTTGTTACATCCACTTAAGACAAAACAAAAGATAGTCGCGTTCTTCTTTGAACCAGAAATGGGTGTTGCCAAACATAGAGTCAACACGCCAGCGAGATTCTCCTAGAACTAAAGACTGATTCCAACCCCCAGTGCCAAGATTTTTTCTACACCATTGTATCATGTCTTCTTGTTCATGATAACGATCCTTACCAAAAGATACTTTGGTAATTAACTCCATGTCCTGTGTTTCTCTGCCACCCATTCTGCACCGTCGTATTCAGAAACCATCCATTCAACATCCCCGGGAATCTCTACGATTTTTAGATTAGCATGAGTACCATTGGCACCCATGCCCAATTCCCGAACCACTTTAACAAGATAGGGATCGTCACGAGCAACATCGCGATCGTAGAAACCCACTTCTTGAATACCTGCAAGACGGCAGTATTCGGTCTGGGCACGTTTACTCAAACCGAAACCTCCATAGCAGTCGTTAATTACAACATAACGAACTCCTGTCTTTAAATCGTCTAAAAACTTTTGTTTATCTGTCATATTTCTACTACCTTCATTGGATCCCAACCTGTATTTTCATAACCATCATATCCACGTGGATTACAGACCACACGAGTTTCGCCTATCATATAATCAAACGGATGATGAGTATGCCCATGAGTCCACAATTTGATCTGCGGATTATCCAACATGATTTCTGAGAGATCGCTATGGTATGCACCATTCATATGATAGTCACTTTTGTACATTTCATGGCAACTCTGATAAGAAGGAGAGTGATGTCCTACAACAACCATCTTCTTATCTTTGTTTTGCTCAGCAATCAACTTAAAATAATCTCGAGTCATCCTGTGACGCTCGACAGTATCTGCAGGCTTAAGGGGAATGTATCCCATCTTGTCGTTTCGGATAGCACGATAATCATTCATCATATCTCGTACAACATGTAAAGTTAACGGATCAAACTTATTCATGTCGGTCCATAGCGTACCGCCAACAAATAACACATCGTCGATCTGTTTACAGTCACGCTCTAAAAGATAGACATTATCATGTACACCGCAAGCCATACGCATGTCTTCAACGCTGTCAAAGAATTTACCGCTGTCATAGAATTCGTGATTTCCCATTACGTAAACTACGTGAGGGAATTGAAAACTACAACGCTTTAAAAAGTCGCGAAAACGAATACCATACTCGCTCTCAGGCTTGTGAACTTTTGAAGCGACCATAATATCGCCAGACAAGATTAGAACATCTGCATTATTTTCATTTTTGATGAAAATGTCTGCAAATTCTAAATGAAGATCGGATACAATTTGGATACGCATTTTTCGCCCTAAAAGGTATTAAGTGTGTATATTATACAGCCAAGTTTGATTTTTGTCAACTAGAGTTAAATACACGTATATAACCCTGGGAGCGAAACGATGGGAGATTTCTTCAAATTAGTCGCAGAATTGGGCTTTCCAATTGCGGCTGCAATGGGAGCAGGATACTTTGTATTCCTAACGCTCAAATTTATTTTGGCTGGTGTTACATCTAGTGTTAATGGTATTAAGGGTATCATTGGTGCATTAGACAATCGAGTCAAAACAATGAATCACGATGTGATTCGTATAGACACAGTGGTATCGAATGCATTAGGTCTAAGACCCGATGTAGATCGTATCGCTCGCGCAGACGGAAAAAATGACGCAAGGAGAGATTAAATGGCTAAATCAAAAGGTTCTACATCGACATCGCATACATCTGTTCACAAAAGATCTAAACAAGGCGGGAAAGTAAAAACTAGTTCGATGAATAAAACACAAAGACGTAATTTTAAAAAGTATAGAGGACAGGGCAAATAATGTTATATGTTGATTATACCTGGGATTGTAATCCTAATGGTATCATTCTTGATGAAGAATTTAATTCAGACAAACTTGGTTGGAAAGGCGGTGATTATTTTCAACTTATCAATGTAAACGGTCGTCAAATACTGCGTAAGATAACAGACCTTGAGAAGTTTATTATAGACGGAGCGAATAAAAATGAACAGTAAGTATGATGCATGGTGGGACAGCCTTAGTCCACAGATGAAAGAATATCTTAAAAATCAGCCCATATGGCATGACAAAGATTTGTACAGATTCGCTGCGGTCGCAGGAATCGTAGGATTTATTATAGGATTTATATTTGGATATGAAGCGGCTTGGAGACCGGTAGTTACAGTTTTTAAACCGTTGGTTGGTTGATATGTTTGAGGCATTTATCGTTTTTTATCTTCTTGAATGTCTTGTTCTGATCACTGCTTATGTTTTATATTTTAAACAATCTAAACCGATTCAGAAAAAAATTCACGATCCGTGGGGATTTTGGAACAATATAAAATGATAGAACCAGAATTTATTGCCTACATGATTGCTTTGATTTCGTTGGCTGTATCTATATACGCTTTGTATGAAATGCGTGAAGCCAAAGAATACGGCAAGCAATGGATCGCATTAACTAAACAACTTAAAGAAAAATTAGAAGAAACAGAAAAAAGTAAAAGGAGATAAAATGGATCCTGTAGAATTAGTAAACAAATATGGTTTCCCTATCGTTGCAGCCGGAGGTATGGGATACCTAATTTTTTATGTATGGAAGTGGGCTACGACAGAAATTAAACCTGTACTTAGTGAAGCAAATACAACACTGATAGCATTGATTGATCGTATTCGTATGTTAGACAATGATTTAATTCGATTACAACAGAAGGTTAATACCACTCTACATCTAAGAGGTAAGATCATTGAAAGCGAGCGTGTACTAGAGCAGGTCAAAGTCGATAATGAGGCTAACAAGAAATTTGACGAGGCCGCCCATATGGACGAAAAAGATCAATCTAGCAAAAAATCTTAATATCTAGAGGCTAATGCATACGCCTCTGGAATTCTAGTCTTTGTGTTCTTAGAATTTAAAAGTACAACTATCCTTTTACCCATATCAGTATCAAGCATCATAACAATACAACCCCCAGCCGCACGAATATAGCCAGTTTTACTAACAATAAATTCTCGAGTGGCTGTTAAAGGATTCGTATTTCGAAATACTAAAAATTTTTTCTTGTGTTTGATTTTTACCTGAGGCATTTTGCTGGAATCGACTATTTCATTGTATAACTCTGCGGTCCTTACCAGTTTGACTAGATCATAGGCAGTGCTGTAGTTCATTACGCCTAGTCCCGTAGGATCGACAAATTTTGTGTCTATCATACCTAAATACTGAGCCTTGCGATTCATTGCTTGAATACAACCTTCTCTTCCTGTGGGATAATGTTTGCATAAAGTTTCAGATGCTCGATTATCTGAATGCACAATGGCTAATTGTATTAATTCTCTTCGAGTATAAGGTCTAATATATTCGTCTAAATCTTGATGTGCATCAAGAACAACTATAGCCGTCATAAGTTTAGTTATACTGGCAATACTTCTTTGTTGATGCATGTTTTCGCTGTGAATAATATCACCATCACCATCGGCTACTAACCATGCGGTGGCGGTAATATCTTTAGCATAAACTAAAAAAGGTAAGGTCAGCAATACACTTAATACTAGTTTTCTAATCATGGCTTACAAATATTATGATGTTTTATTCCGTTCAAACTAAAACACTGTAAAAATTCCTGCATCTCGTCGCTGGTGCTGATCAATTTTGCTGGCATCATAAACTTGTATTGTAGCATGAGCCAAACAGAATAGTCAATCCACCAATCTAAGGGCGTGTATATCATTTTTCGTGAGCGATGAATTCGCCATTCCAGTTAGGTCCTAGGTCTTGTTGTTTCATAAACTCGCAACGTTCGATCCATATTTTATAGTATTTGTCCATTTGACCTCCGAATAAGCCTTTCATCTTAGCACACATCGCTGCGGCCTCATCAAACTTTTTCTGTTTGTATAAGGCATGCATCTTGTCATGCTGTTCTCGATCTTTTGAATAATCTTCGCCACGTGTGCGTATCACTGTATAGATTAAATCTGCTACTGTTTTGCCCTTAGGTTGTAGATTGTCTAATAGCAAATAGAAGAAATCATCTTTAGTTCTGTTATATGTTTCAGCGCCGATGATAGCCAATACACCATAGGCCTTACAACGTGCTTCTAGTCGTGCGGCTGTTGAAACCATATCACCTAGGATATCGTAACTGTGTCTATCTGTGCTACCCATCTCACCAATGAAGCCTATGCCTGTGTTACAGCCCCAACCCATTGCGGCAGGAGGTAAGCCCTGTGCTTCCATTTCTTTAGTATAGGCATCAACAGCATCTAACATTTCAAGGCCAACCTTAACGATTGTACGTGCATGATTAGGATCGTCTATAGGAGCACCGTGAATGTGCATACTTGCATCACCCACATACTTGATGACCATGCCACGATTGTCCATGATAGGCTTTGATATAGCATCCATGTAGCCATTCATGTATTTGCCTAAGCCAGCAACATCGTCACCATAGTGTTCACCGATAGGAGTAAACCCACGTAGGTCACTAAACATAACACTCACATCTTTACGTACACCACGCTTGATCAAGTCTGGATCTTTTTGTAGCATCTCCACTACTTCTTTAGAACAGTATCCAGCGAATTGTTTCTTTATGGCCTGCTTCTGTAAGAATTCTGAAACGAACTTGACACCGTAGGCATGCAAAGCGACCAAGAGTAGGCCAACTCCAGGGGCAGTAGCGTCAAATAACCATAGATAGAGATCGAACATAAGCCAACTACTAACAGCGCCGCCACCAATGATAATAATCGTCGTTGCCAAACCTGCATATACATACCTCGTTAAAAATATTAACAATATACCTGCCAACGCCAGTGCGAGTATTTCTACACCGTCAGCATAGTCTGGACGTTGTATTGTAACGTTGTTAAACATTGTGCCTAACAAGGCTGCTTGAACTTCGTGCGGCCAGACCGATCCTATGGCTGTAGGCACTGGATTGCCTAAACCTGCTGCCGCTACACCTACAATAACTACAGCACCTCCAAAATCTTTAGGCAGTTCTGTCATAGAGATTGATTTAGATTTCTGACTCCAATCGATCCACACTCTGCCCAACGGGTCAGTTGAGATAGGACCAAATTTAGGAATACGCATTTTTTCTACACCGTTCTCATTCAATTTAATTTGAACAGTAGAATCTTGAGCGGCTGTTCTAAGAGCCTCCATTGCAATACTAGGATATACTTTACCGTCGACTGCTATAACCAAAGGAATGCGTCTATTAACCCCGTCAATCTCGGGAAGTGTGCTGACTATGCCAACTCCTGCAGCACGACTTTCTAACTGTGGTATGTTTGCAATAATACCCGGATACTGCACTATTCTATCTTGAAAATCTGATCCAATTACTGCTGTTCCTGGATGTTTTGGCTGGTTCTTATTACGATCGGAAGGCATATTAGGTAATATCACAGGGAACCTAGAAAGTGTATCTGCCAAGGCTTTATCTCCTCCCTGCCGATCTTTCTCAGTCATAAGGACATTGAACACAACTAAACCTGCATTACGTAGATAAAGATTTTCAATAAGAGCAGAGTAAATTTCTCTATTAAAAGGCCATTGACCGTATTTGTCTAGAGCGTTCTCATCTATATTGATCGTAACAATATTATTTTCAGTGGGAACTTTGTTGATTATGAGTGTGTCAAAATAGCGTAATCTTACGCTTTCGACAAATGAGGGATCCGCTATTCTTACGCCCACTATTAACGCTAAGGTCAATAACGCAGTCCAAGGGCTTAATAGATATTTTTTGAACATCATATATTTAACTTAAATAAAGTCCTTACACAGGAGACAATAACGTGTTTTGGGGTTATCATTTAATGCTTGATTGTAGTGGTTGTAATGAAAATATTGCTGATAAAGATCAAATTTATAGGTTTACCAAAGATTTGGTCGATCGCATAGATATGACAGCACACGGTGAACCTGTTATCGAACACCTTTTGCCTGGAGATCCTAAGCAAGGATATAGCATGATGCAGTTAATAACCACCTCTAATATCTGTGCTCATTTTATGGAATTAGACGGCACAGCATATTTTGACATTTTCAGTTGCAAACCTTTTAATATTGATGTAGCGCAAGAAGTTGTGAAAGAATATTTCAATCCCGAGAAAATGCGTGTAAACTTTATTACGAGACATGCAGATTGATTTCATAAAAACTCCATATAAAACTTGGCCCAGTATGAATCGTTATACTGGGCCTATTTTTAATTCAAGCCCTAGCGAAAAATACCTAACAGAAAAAAAATACGAATTTTCTAGGTGGGGCGGCGACCTTTTTGCTAGAGCCAGAGAATCATTTGAAAAACCATTAATTGTAATGGCACAGAAGTTTTGTGGTTTAGAACAGAATGGAAAACTTCTAGATTTGGGTTTTAGTTTGGAAGAAGATATTGCCATTATGCATAACGGTAATTTAAGTGCAATATTTTTCTGTTTTCCTAGCAGTTGGATTCCTAGAGAAAGAATAGGAAAATCACTTACAGAGATTCATCAACCGGTCGCAGATAACGATAGATTATTAACCGCTAGTAAACGAATTACAGATGTGATGGCAGACTTGAATACTGGTAGTTTAAGAAGATTTGTATGGACTATCACACCGAGTAACAGATTGAGTAATCATCCAGGTTATGAAAGGCCACAATTTAAATCTATAGATGATTTATTTTTTAGAGTAGAAACTCAAACTACTGCTCCTTTAGGTGATAACACCAGTTTATTTTTTGTAAAAGTAGATGTGGTACCTTTGTTAGAAGTTTGGCATCAAAAAGATATCATATTAGAGAGTTTGAATTCCATGTCAAATAATATCTTAACTTACAAAAATCTTCATCACATAAAAGAGTTACTAAATAGAGTGGGGAGTAACTAGCCTGCAAGGGCTCTATATATCGTCAGCACGGCGAAAGCCCGGTATATAGACAAAGAGGTGAGACCATAACTTTTAAAGGAAAGATATGGAACTGTTTACACTCCAAGCCCTTTGGGCATTTCTCGCTATCATATTGATAGACATTGTATTAGCAGGAGATAACGCACTGGTTATCGGAATGGCTGCTAATCGATTACCGCCTGATTTACGTAAGAAAGCAATCTTTTGGGGAACGTTTGGTGCTATCGCTATTCGTTTTATAAGTGTTGCCGCTTTAACTTATCTATTAATGATACCAGGGTTACGAGCCATCGGTGCCGCAGCACTAGTATGGATCGGTTGGAAGTTGGTGTTTGATCACGGAGAACACAACATAGAAGCCAAAGATACTTTTTGGGGAGCCATTGGAACTATAGTGGTAGCAGATGCTGTCATGGGAATTGACAACGCACTAGGCATAGCCGCTGCCGCTAACGGAAGTTTTGTGCTGATTATTGCAGGTTTGTTAATATCTGTACCTATCATATTATTTGGCGCAACAATGGTCAGCAAACTTCTACAACGATGGCCAGATACAGTATTCTTGGGATCGTTCGTGTTGTTTGCTGTAGCATTTCTCATGTTACTGAAAGAGCCCTTGATGACAGAATATTGGGCTCAACTGGATACATGGGCAATAAAAATATTACCGTGGGCCGCTGCACTAGTGATTACCGCTGTGCAATACAATCAGGCTAGATTACACCTACACAAGAAATATTTGTTTAAGTCTTCTCGAACAGAAAATTAGAATCATCACCAACACCGATAATACAGGCAACTGTCGAAGTCATTTGCAAAAGAGTCCAATGACCAGTTTTAGAATTAACAAACAGACTAAATCTCGTATCGTCTACAGGATTCTTTGCAGTCCATAAAGGTTTTTCGTTATAGTTTTCTGTAAGTGATTTAATTAAAGTCTGCGTATTATCACATAATACCGGCTTACGACTTTCAAACGCTTGGGCGTTGGCTATTGGGCTAGTTAAGCATAATAGGAACGCCATTGCAAATAAGCGCATGGCATACTCCTTAAACAAGTATTTATTGACCCTGTGTGACTGTAATGGCTGCGCAACTAACCTGAGCGCAGTTATGGGTTATAGAATAAAATTGCTGTGTACTGCCGCTCTGTGTGGTTGTGATAGATGTTGATCCGCCGCTAAGATTAATATTAGCCATATGCGCCGCAGAACCTTGCTGTAAGACATTGACAGTTTTGTTTCCGCCACTCAAATTAATTTCAGTATAATGGTTACCATTGTCTTTTTGTTGTACCGTTAAAGAATTTGAAGCATTATTTACTGTAGCCATAATACCTTTGGTACCGCCTGTGCTCTGCTGTGTTAAATTAACAGTATTAGAACTACCCAAGACATCTAATTCAATATAGTTAGTGGCTGATATACTAGTGCTAGTTTGAGTAGTATTAGTTGTATTGTTACTTCCACTAACATAGATTTCACTGTAGTTATGTCTTGTTCCACTTTGTACCACCGTGGCTGAGTTGTTGTTGCCTATCTGTGTGATGCTGACTACCGAGTCTTGATAAGGTCTGGCACCAAAAGCAGAGACTCTGTTGGTAAATTGTGCATTGGCGTTGAATGGGGCGGCAGTCCCCCCACAACAATAACTGCTAGGGTTGGCTACGCTACCAGATCCACTGTCAGTGGAAGTAGTCGCATCATTATAGTCGTAATAGAAAGTAATCTCTGCTATCTGCATACTGTCACAATTTAATCCACAGCCATCGCCTGCCTTGGTTGTAGGAAAGAATATGTAATAATAGATATATGAAGTTGAGTTAGTCACAGAAATCATAGCACTGGTATCATATCTATTATTACTCAAAGTTAAATTTCCGTCTTGTATCAGCGTCCATGTAGTACCGTTATTGGATCCGTACAGTTTATAACTAGTAGGATCTCTACCCGGAAAATCATTGGCTGTAGTTAGAGTAAATCCAGTAACCACTCTACCTGCATTTAATTTCACAGTAACTCCAGCATTATATTTGTCAAAATTTAAATACTTGGTATAGGGATTGTTGTCAAACGCATTAGCAGCACCTTCACCTGGGGGACTGTTGTTACTGGTTGGATAATGATTAGTAATGTAAACACCGTTGCTAACACCTTGATTATAAATTGCAGTAGGGACTGGTGATGAAGGTGCTGGACCTGGAGTGATCGTACCCGATGCGGCTTGTGTGGCATTGTCGCTGGTCAGTGTTCCTGAGTAACCTCCTGCTGCACCGCTGGTAGTTCCACCGTTGGCATCATAGCCACCACCCCACATATTAGCAGTAACTCCGGACTGCTGCGTAACACAGGTGCTGTTGCCGCTAGTCACTCCGCAAGCAGCCCAAGTACCATAACTTGGAGTCCAACCCTGTGCCTGCACACCATTGGGTGCCACACCAAACTCTGAGTTGTAAACAATATTCGTAGTAGCGGTACCAACGGTCACAGTTGGGGTGCGCCATTGTGCTCCGTAATTACCTGCCCACCATGCTCCATCAGTGCCTTTCATTTCAATTTTGATGTAGGCAGTTTGACTAAGGTCGCCCGTGTATGTAACATTGGCCTGTGTGAAAGGGTGTAGGTTATCGCCTGGAGCACTAGACCAACCAGGATTGGCTGCTGAACCGTAGTTCATAAGAATGTAAGTTTGACTGGTTGTCTGTCCTATTAATTGCCCAGAACTATTGTAACGATAGATAGTGATGCTGGCAGAGTCAGTCTGTGTAGAATAAGCCAACGGATTACCATTTAAATCGTGTGTGGGACGGCCGCCTCCATTTTTAACATCGACCTTAAAGTTGATTGTGGTTTCTGATCGTTGTGTAGAATTAAGATTTATAATCTGCGTTATTGTTGTGTTAGCAGTATAACTCATAGCGATGGTATTATAGGCTGAACTGCTGTCCCAAGCCCATGTTTTAGGACTGAGCAATATCAAGCATACAAGAATAATGAAGATGTCACGATAAAGTCGCCAGTCTTTCATCTGTTCCATATCCTCACGGTTACTTTGTTAGATCCATCGCCTACTGTTTTAGTCTCAATATCGTTAGAATTAATAGAAATACTATAGGTAGTGTTGTCCATCTTTTCACCACTTCTAATTACTATTGTATTGCCTCGATCGTCGTCTTTTCTATAATACCAATTTAGACCTTTTTCGTTGCCGCAGTCATTAAAAGGCCAACAGGGATTAGATCTAGGGTCGCCTAATGCTCCGTTGGCTCCTGCGTTCAAACCTATTAATCTTGTTTCTTCATGAGCCTGTGCAAGTCTAGAAGCCGCATTTTTATCACTACTTTCTCTAGAGGTTTTCTTTTCATCATCATTAGTTCTGCTTTTATCCTTGTCTCGATCTTTTTTATCATCTCTTTCTGTTTCAGATTTAAGAATAGATTCAGGTTTTTTCAAGTTGCTGTCATTGCTTACAACTGTAGGATCAACCTTTACAGGTGGGAGTGGGGGTTGTTGTGCATCAGTAACATAAGTAGCGGTGTAGGCTTCTCTCAGCGATACACTTCCTCCAAGAGTTTCAACTTCAATTGCCCCCACAGTGCAATTTCCGGATATTTGTGTATGAGTTACTAATCTAGATTCATCATCGCAACTAGGAAGTAAAACTACAAGACTTCTTCCTACTTCATCTACGGTCATGGCAAAATCGGTTCCTCTTACGGCAATAGATGCTGTAGGAGTTTTGATGTTAACATTTTGTGGATTATTTTTTGCTACCTGACCGCTGGCATACCTAACTGTACCTAGAGCAACTTTCATTCCTAGTTTTCCTGCGTCTTTGATATTTGGATCAAAGACAAAATCATCTATAACTAATCTTGAGTTTTCTGTGATTTTTACTTTGGTATTATCTATAAATGTAATGCCTGTGCTAGTTTTTGAACCAACTATAACAGTATCCATCGATTCAACGATGCTTTTATCTTGTGCTTTGATTGATTGATTTTTTCTTTTTATTTCAATGGCTGTGCCCTGGAGTTCAGTCAAATTTCCTATGTTTGCTTGAACTCCAGTGCAAAATAACATGCTGACAAACAGCCATAACGTTTTCATTAATTACCTGTAGAAACGTTTACATTGTTACTGTTGCCATTGGTTGTAATATTCACTGTTGTATTAACAGTTCCGGACTGAGTCACAGTATGTGTGTTAGAAGTTCCTGTCACACTGGCTACTAATGTATGTCCGCTACCCGCACTGGCACCACTCATAGTTGAAGTAAATGTGTTAGAGTCTCCTAATATTGTAATCGTACTAGAACTATTATTAGTTGTAATAGTTTGTGTTACAGTATTGCTGTCACCGGTAATATTCAAAAGATTACTAATATTTGATCCTTTAATAGTACTGGTAACAATATTAAGATCACCTGTAATATTCATAGTACTAGTGACATTAGTACAACCTGTCGTTCCGTCACCGCAAACAAAAGTAATCTGATTTGTATCACCGACAACAGTCTTGCTGATAGTATTGCTACTACCTACTACTGTATAATCAATAATATTTCCGTCGCCAGTTTGTGATGCAGTTAGAGTATTTGTAGAACCTGTGATTTTACTTTGTTGATTTAATCCGCTGTTTCCTACTCTATTATTAGCACCTACTTGTGTTATCGTAACCGTGTTGGTTGATCCGACTTGTTCAATGTAAACACCATTGTTTGCATAGGCGCCTGAACCCCAGAACACGGCCGCCATTACAAAGGCGAAACCACTTCTAGAATTTTTTAACATTTTTCGCTCCTTGGTATTTTATTATACCTTATTATTTTATTTTTTACTAATCTAAGCCTTACTTTTTGTCTGTGTATCTATAACCTTTATTTTCTCACTTTGTTCCAACTGCATTTTGTCTCTCAACGGACTGCTGTTGTGGGGTTTCTGTTTTTGGGGTTTCCGAAGGTGCGGAGTTCGTTTGAACCAACTCATTTTTCTTCTCCTCATTTTTTACAGCGACCGGTTCAGCCTTAAAGGCCCAGTGTCCTTTTCTAACACCATCATTGATCATCTCGATAACAGCAGCATGAATGGCTAGTTGTACTGCCTTGTTCATTGATTCATTAGTTGCTGATCCTGTTTCTAGTTCTAAAGCCTGTGTTCCTGCATCGTAAAATCTAAGAACTCCAAGTTTATCCATGAAACTAATAACTTTTTTACTAGTATTAACAACTACTAAGACTTCTCCGGTAGCCACAGAAACTGCTCTTAAACTAACAGTTACTTCGTCTTGTTGATACTGTGTTGTACCACCAATACCTAATAATCTAGCGCCACTACCTCCGCTCATTGTATTAGAATCGTAACCAATAATACCACCTTCTACAAGTATTCCAGCGAACAACATGGGAGGTAAAGGCTGTGCTTTATCCCCTTGATAAAGTTCCCTCATCTGACGAATTAATTGACGTTCTTTTACAAGATTATCTAATCCGCCTCTTTCTAAAACTTTGAACCATTTGCCGCTTCCAACATCTTGTAAACTTTTAACAAGATAAGCATCTGCACCTTGTGTGACAGCAGAACTAAGGCTGGCAATGATCTGACTAGATTTTCTTTGTCCGGTCATATCCCTAAAATTATAAACTGCTACAGTGATAGCGCCTGTAGAAGGTTCTGGAAGTTTTACTTCATTCTTGAGTTTAGGTGCAATAACTACAGGATCTTCAAAACTTCTTACAGCATTTCCTATTGTTCCGCAACCTGCTAATAAAATAGCCAGTGCTATAGGTGTTATTTTTGTTATGGTCCTAGCCATCCGAAGTCTCCTATTGGTACGGTCATCGTAGTAACATTACCGTTAGCATCTCTAATGGTTATTTCAATCATATTACCTGCTTTGGTGTACGTGATTGTTCCGCCATTGAATGCAAATGTTCCGGTGGCTTGAGTTCCTTGGCCCTCAAATAATTTTTCAGTTATCTGTCTTGCTAATTCATTGTATACACGACTTTCTAAATTAGCAACAAACTTTGCCATTGTTGTATTTTTAGCATCGTTTTCTGCTTTCAATTCATCGGCTTTTTTCTCTGCGGCAATTGCAAGTTTTCGACTTAGTTCTTGACTGTAGATAGTTAAGGCATGACTTGAAAACCCAATGCCTGAAAAGGAAGGACTGTTGAATTGATGCACCATTTCTGCGGCGAACGATGGGGCTGATATGGCCGCAACGATGCCTAATAATGCAATTTGTTTTCTCATTGTAATTCGCTCCCGGTTATCGGTATACTTATTTAAGTATCCGGGAAGAGAAATTAAACTGCTTGATAATTGTGCGGATTAAGGTGTTTTGACTTGCATACCGTTTTGAGCACCAGGTTCAAAACCGTATTTCATTACACCAATTTTTTGAACAAATTGGTCGGCGGTTTCTATATAAGTGATAGTCATTTTAGCACTATTTACAAATAGAACACCTTGGAATTTATCGGCAGTTTTATAATAATCGAAAGCCAATGCTTTCATAGGAGCATGAATAGCACTGAAATTTAAAACACCGCTTTGGTCGAAAGGACTAACTGATTCAAGTTGGTCTTTGCTCACGCCTAAGAATAAAGACTTTATTGTTTTTGTCCACAAAGATTTTACAAAATTTACTACTGAAGCAGCATCAGCACCACCTTGTATAGCCAATGGTCCGAATTCTGTCCAGAAGTTTTGTTTAGCACCCACTCCTACACTGAATGTTTTTCCTGCAAGAGGTGTTTGAGGATTTTTCTTTTCTTGTTCTGTTACGAACTTAGTTACTTCTTCAATTACTTCTTGTCTAACTTGGTCTGTACTTCCGTAACCCTTTCTTCCTTTAATACGTGCCATGTTATCTTTGACTTCGTATCCGTTGCCTCTTATTGTCAAATCACCGTGTCCAGTTTTGCTAAGTGTTATCTCAGGACTTAAGATAGCAAGAAAGAATTCGCCTTTCCCCCTATTAGTTTTAGTATTTCCGCTTTTAAATGATCCTGCGATATTCATAAGTTCGCCGGCTATATTTTCGTAAATTCCGGGAAATTGTGTTTTTACTAAATCTGTAATGTTTTTAGTTTCGCCGGACGTTAGTAATGCATCAACATCGATGATACCCGTTGTTACAATTTCTTTAGCGAAAGCCATTTTATCTTCAAATGGCGCTTTTGCATCAATGATGGCTTTAGATAGGGTTGTTTGAACTTGTTTAAGATCGATATCTTTAGAAAATATTTCATCGAATCCGCCGCCTAGATCCATTTTCCTAATATAACTGTAGATTTGATTTAATTCATCTATATCAAATATGTTCTGTACTTGATTCGTAATAGTAGATTGCACCTGCGAAACTTTAGGGTCGGCAGGAGCCTTGACTTTAGCACCACGGAAAAATCCCGGCTTCTCTTCTAATTCAGTTAAAAATTCAAATGATCTCATACAAATATTTATCGTATTTCGGGGAACAGACAATCCTGTATAAAAATCCGCACATCTTCCTCATTAAGCCCTAGACTAGTCATTACACGTGGTGTATGGGGATTTTGCTTCTGATTTTGTGCGTAGAAATTCTGCTCAAACGTAGCATCTGCTATCATATTATTGGTTTCACCTACTGTTTCTAAGTAATGGTTAACAAGTATGTGCGCTAAACTAGCAATCTGAGAAAGTTCGCTCTCATCACTAACATTACCAGCGGCGATCATGCTAGGGCTGAAAATACGTTGAGCCCATTCTGGTAGATCGCGTCTTTTAATCCACTCATATCTGCTGACTTCTTCTGTAAAGTATTCGATCATGGAATGACTACGGTTTGTAGTAGGACTGTAGTCAATAAAACAGCCGGTAATTTTATTCTTACCGGCTATAACATCAAATCCAAAAATGGGTGCAGGGTTATGTATGTGCGGGAAGATGCAACAATGCATCATCCAAAGCCCTTTGGTTTGTCTGGCATCCACGACATCAACATGAGCGCGGCGGTACCTATCAGATTGCCATACACGATTAACCCAGCCAGGCTGATTAAATCGTTCCATTCCTGATTCATTAACTTCAACTCCTGTTTTATCGAAACTCGTTTCCAATAGTTTCTGGATAGTGATCAGTGTTTCCCAAACTTGGCTCATCGTTTAATTCTCTCATAATTTTAATAGCCCATTCAAATGCTACACGGGCTTCGGGTCCGAGATCATCTGTGAGTTCTGCTCGTATAGATTCTTTTAGTTCTTGTGGGTTTTTAAATTGATAAAATCTACCCTTGCCAGGAACTTTCTTTGCAATCATTTGTCCGCCGTAGAGATCGCCCATGTGGCGACAATACAGATGTGCTTTGATAAGATGTTTGCGTTCAGGATTATTGAGCAGTTCTAAAAGATAATTGTGATAATTTACAGTACTAGGGAGCCATTTGTAGTTGTGATTTTTTCCTGCTAATTCAATAAAATCTTGGTAGATATACCAAGAACGTTCAATATCAGGTAAATTTTTAAAATTGCCCTGAAGTTGATTTCCCATCTCTATAGGAGGATAAATCAACACCATCTGATAAAGATAGTTTGCATAGTCTTCTTTAGATATCGATCCACTTAGCAGTTTTCCCGCAAATTGTGTACGTTCTGCATCTGTATGTAAATCTTTTGTTATTTCTCTTAAACTCATTCTTCTTCGACCTGTATTTTTAAAGGAAATCCATTTGATCTAGATAAATGGGTAGCCTCAAGACCTAGGTGTTCAGCAATTTCAAATGGATATACTCCTACGATCGCTGAACCCGTATTATGTATCTCGAGTGTAAGGTCTTTGGCCTTTAATTCCGAATGCTTAAAAATTTTAGTAAGAAGTTCGATCACAAATTCCATAGGAGTCTGATCATCGTTTAAGAAAATCACTTTCCAAAATTTTGGAGGTGTTAGTGCTACTACAACTTTTTCTTCAATTTTGGCTTCTGCGGTCATACATGCTCCGTTTCAAAAAGGGGGAGAATTACTCCCCCATAATATTACTTAACCTCTACGATATCAATAACTTTAGGTTTGGCCGATTCTGGAACGTTTCTAACTAACTTCACAGTTAGCATACCATTCTTAGTTTCGGCGCCTACAACCTCAATGTACTCTGCAAGCGGAAACTCTTTAGAAAAATCTCTAGTTGCCAAACCTCTATGTAGATAAACCATTTCTGCGCTTTCATTGGCTGATGTGCTTTCGCCTTTGATGTACAGAATATTATCTTCTACTGTTACTGCAATTTCTTCTTTAGTAAAGCCGGTAACTGCCAATTGAATTTCATATTGGTTATCACCTGTTTTTAAGATATTGTGCGGTGGGTAATTGTTAGAAACACTATTTGCGAAACGGCGCTCTAGTGTGTCAAACATTGTATCGAAACCGATAAGTGCTCTATTGATAGCATCAAGTCTTGCTAATTGATTGTTCATAATAATCTCCTTAATAAGTAAGATGAATGGGCCCTGTGCCCGTATTACTGACCCTCACCCGAGTGATCAATAATTTCTTCGTCAGCAGATTTTTTTTCTTCTGCTGACTGATTCTTTTTGTTGAATATAGTATCCCAATTAGTATCGAACGTTTTTTGATCTACACTAAATGGGCGCGGCTTTGAACCTTTTCCTGCTTCGGCGGCCATTTACTTGTCCTTGGACTCCGTGAAGGTTGCTTCAACAACTTCTTCGTCTGTTTTGGAAGTATTTTCTTGTTTGACCTGTTCAGCGGCCTGCTTGGCTTCAAGCAAAGACTTCATTGCAGGGTAAACTTTATTCACTTCTTCTTTGATCTTTTCAGCATCATCAGTTTTGATTGCTTCTTCTACAGCCGCTACAACTTTTTCAAGTTCTTCTTTTTCTTCAGGTTTAATTTTATCGCCGTGCTCAGCAATATCTTTCTTGACCTGATGTACCATACTCTCTGCAGAATTTTTAGACTCAATTAATTCACGAGCCTTTTTATCTGCTTCGGCATTGGCTTCAGCATCTTTGACCATGCGTTCAATTTCTTCCTTGCTCAGACCACTATCACTCTTAATCGTGATTTTGTTTTCTTTACCTGTGCTTTTGTCTTTAGCACTAATGTTCATAATGCCATTTGCATCAATGTCAAAAGTTACTTCAATCTGAGGCATGCCACGTGGTGCTGGGTTAATTCCTTCCAGGTTAAATTCACCTAAAAGTTTATTGTGTTGAACAAGTTCACGTTCACCCTGGAAAACCTTGATTGTTACGGCAGGTTGATTGTCTTCTGCTGTTGAAAAAGTTTGTTGGCCTTTAGTAGGAATGGTTGTGTTCTTTTGAATAATCTTAGCCATTACTCCACCAAGTGTTTCGATACCCAGTGATAACGGTGTAACGTCAAGTAGAAGAACATCCTTTCGATCACCCCCCAATACAGCACCCTGAATGGCAGCGCCGGCAGCGACCGCTTCGTCTGGATTAACATCTTTACGTGGAGCCTTACCGAATAATTGTTCAACGGCTTCTTGTACTTTAGGCATACGTGTTTGTCCACCAACAAGAATAACTTCGTCGATATCTGCGGCTGTAACACCAGCATCTTTCATTGCGGTTTTACATGGCTCAATAGAGCGAGTAATAAGATCGGCAACCAGACTTTCCAACTTGGAACGAGTGATTTTAACTACTAGATGCTTCGGTCCGCTTGCATCTGCTGTAATGTAAGGAAGATTAACTTCTGTTTGTGCAGAATTAGATAATTCAATCTTGGCTTTTTCTGCTGCGTCCTTAAGGCGCTGGAGTGCCAAAACATCTTTGGTAAGGTCTACACCTTGTTCTTTCTTAAACTCTTCAACCAAGAAATCCATAATACGTTGATCAAAGTCTTCACCGCCGAGAAATGTGTCGCCATTAGTAGACAAAACTTCAATTTGCTTGTCGCCGTCGATGTTAGCGATTTCGATAATAGAGATATCAAATGTACCACCTCCTAGGTCATAAACTGCGACCTTTCTATCTTTTGTATCTTTTTTATCAACACCGTACGCCAATGCTGCTGCGGTCGGCTCGTTGATAATACGTAATACTTCTAGACCGGCAATTTGTCCTGCATCTTTAGTAGCCTGACGCTGTTGATCATTAAAGTAAGCAGGTACAGTGATAACGGCCTTTGTGACTGTTTCGCCTAGATAGTCTTCTGCTGTCTTTTTCATTTTGCGAAGGACTTCTGCAGAAATTTGTGGAGGTGCTAATTCTTTGTCTTGTGCTCGAACCCAAGCATCTCCGTTTTTGCTTTCCATAATTTCATATGGCATTAGATCAATATCTTTTTGTACAGCCTGTTCTTTGAACTTTCGTCCGATTAGACGTTTGGCTGCATAAATTGTGTTCTTTGGATTAGTAACTGCTTGACGTTTGGCTGATGCGCCAACTAAAATTTCTTCTGCGGTGTAAGCAACAATACTGGGAGTAGTGCGGGCACCTTCAGAGTTTTCAATAATTTTAGAAATTCCGTTCTCGACGATAGCCACACATGAGTTAGTGGTGCCGAGGTCAATACCGATGATCTTAGACATAATTCTATCTCCTTATAAAGTAAGATCTTTGAGCCCTATGCTCTGTAAACTGCCCTATAGTACAATTTACAATTTTATTTATCTCAGAAATACATCGTTTATTTGTCTATTGACACGAATAAACGTAGTACATTTTGAAAGTTGTTTTAGAGTGGGTGCTCCTACGTATGTACATGTACTTCTTAAACCACCCAATAGGTCTAAAACTGTATTTTTTACGCTGCCCTTATATGGTATTGTTACTGTTCGTCCTTCGCTAGAGCGGTATTCTGCTACGCCGCCGTGATGCTTATTCATGGCAGTATCTGAACTCATACCGTAAAAAGTAACTTTGCCATCTTTGACTTCTCCACCGCCCTCGTCGTGTCCGGCCAGCATACCGCCTAACATGACAAAATCTGCGCCTGCACCGAATGCTTTGGCTACATCTCCAGGACAAGTACAACCGCCGTCAGCAATAATGTGTCCACCAAGGCCATGAGCGGCATCAGCGCACTCCACGATCGCGGATAACTGCGGGTACCCAACACCAGTCTGAACACGAGTAGTACAAACACTACCAGGCCCAATACCAACTTTGACGATGTCTGCACCACGTAAAATTAACTCCTGTGTCATGTCTGCGGTAACAACATTACCTGCAATAATTGTATGTGATGGAAAGTGTTTTCGAACTTCTGATATAAAATCGCCAAAATGTTCACTATATCCGTTAGCCACATCGATACAGATAAAATGTATTTCGGAATAATTTTTGAGTACAGAAACTAATCTATTCAAATCGTTATCGCTTGTACCGCTGCTGACGGCAAAATAATTTCCACCGATATCTTGTACTGTAGTTTCAAAATAGTCTGTACTGATATTTTTTATAAGACATGTGAACATCCTATGTTGATACAAGGCATGGGCCATTTCGAGTGTACCTACGCCATCCATATTGGATGCCATAATCGGCACACCAGTCCATGTTGTTTTGCTATGCTTGAATTTGTAAGTACGTTTTAGATCTACTTCTTTACGACTTGCTAGAGTACTGCGCTTAGGACGAATAAGTACATCTTTAAAATCAAGTTTAATATCGTCTTCGATTCTCATTTTTCATTAGCCAATGGTCTAAACATTACGCCGTCGATCGCACTTGCTGATCTTAATTTTTTAAATACATTCTGCACACCTACTGCTTGATTCCACGCATCTTCTAATGCATGATGTTTTAGAACCGGTGGACGATGAGGATTTATGCCTATGTCGAACAGTGTTCGAGTGTCACGAACTTCCCAAAAACTCCAAGGAATAGCCTTGCCCATTTTTCGAAATAGGTTTTCGCAGATGATAACATCAAAACCTGCTCCATGACTCCATACACGTTTGGCTCCCCAGCAGAATTTGTAAAGTTGATTCATAGCATCAACGATGTCGATTCTGTTCGTAGGATCAAACGCTTCGTCTTGAGCAGCCTTGCTTTGTCCTGCCCACCAATCTAAAGTAGCCTGACTGACGGTGCAACCTAGACGATCGCAACTATCAAGATCGACTTTGACATAAAATTTATCGCAGGATGGTTCATTGACATCGTCGCCAAACGGATCAAATTTTACTGCTCCGATGGTTAAGATAGTGGCTGTGGGGAGAACATCAAGTGTCTCCAAATCAATCATGATATCTGTATTCATAAAGATATTATACTATCTTCTCTGAAAAGAATCAATACATTTTTGGAGGAAGTTGTTGGTCTTTTAATTTCTTTAACCAACGAGCCCTGGCTGCTGAAGCCTTTCTTTTTCTCACGCTGGTTGGTTTTTCGTAGAATTCATGTTTACGCAGGTCGTCTAATTTTCCGCTTTCTTCTACTTTTTTCTTAAAGCGGCGTAGCATTTTATCAAAATGTTCGCCTTCTTTTGCAAATACTGCGATACCAATTTTAAACAGATTTTTATTCATAGGTTAATCAACATAATTAGAAAGTTATTTAATAAGATTGTTTAGGGTGTAAGATTTTTTATTGTTTATTTTATCTAGTAAATCTAATATATCGTTAGTGTTATATATTACATTATTATTTGCTAAATGTAAATCTCTTAATGTTCCAAAATAATAACTCATAGGTTGTGCTGCTACCCAACCAATAATAACATCTTGGCCAGGATCGGATGGGCCTTGAGCATTGAAAAACAATAGATCACATTTCGAAATTTTATCTAGTAACCATTCTACTGAATCACCCATTTTCCAAACATAATTTATAATAGTATGCGTGGTCTCTGATTTAAGTAGGGCTTCGGAAACTGATGCGCTCTGATCTTCTGTAAGACAGACATGCATTATACGTATACCTTGCAATAAACTGTCATCGGGAGGTGTTACTATGAGAATTTTATCTGTCATTTTTTACTCTCTTGAATCTTATTCCAGAGAGTCTTATCAGTTTGTTCTGAATTTTGCTGATATTTTAGTTCTTGTTCTCTTGCCCATTTCATTGCTTCTAATGCGGCTTCGTCTTTAGAAATTTCCATGTTGTCTGGTTTGGCTTCTAGATAATCTTCCCACGGAAGTTTTTTAATGATGCCGTGCTCAAACAACTTTCGTTGACGTTTTAAACTATCATTAGGATGGTCATGTTTCCAATCGCGTTTGGCTAGTTTAATTTCTTCCGTGTCGTTCGGATCATCCTCTTCGTCGTCGTGTTCGTCGTCGGCTAAAGGATCGGTATTAACAACTTCTAAATTGGGTTTATGTGCTACGATTCCGTCATCTTTTGCCGCTTCAGGTTCATTCTTTTCCCAGGTTTTACCTTCGGGGTATAGGTCTTTGTCGTCGGCTAAAAACTTAAAATCTTCGTCTTTCTTGATTTCGGCGACACTGGCTAATGCTGCTTCAACATCAACTTCTTTTTCGATTTCTGCTAATTTTGCATTGGCTTCGTCTGCTAAATCAAGTTCTTCGTTTTTTTTAATAACAGGAAACGGCCAAGGACTGGTGACAACTTCCGGTTCGGGTTCTGGGGGAATAATGGGACCTTTAGTTCCTTCGGAGAAATCGTATTCGTCACGCATTTCATCCTTATCTTCTTCTCGGAACCATTGGAAACTATATTGACTGGCCAACAATAAAATAACAGCCAGTGGGTCAAATACAAAAACAATTACTATAATAACCCAACGAACTGCTGCTTCGAGAAGATTTTGATCAGGGTTATCGCCATAAATCAATGCGGCAATATATTTGATTGGTCCTACTTCTGCTTCTACTTTACGAAGTTCTTTGGCAATAGGGGCACGTTCTTCATTAAGTTTAGCGATACGAGCCTGCGCTTCTGAGATATCTTTTTGCAGTCGTCCTCTTTCGGTTTGTTGTTGACGTCTAATTTGTACTGCTCGTTCTGCCCCTCGTTCTGAATCTGATCTGGCCATAACCTGATCAACAGCTTCGTCCATTTGTTTAAGAGCACGTCTGGATGCATCGATGTTCTCCCTTTCAGTTTTAATCTTTTCGTCGATCAATGAAACCTGTGCAGCAACATCTCCAGTTGGCACGGCTTGATCTAAATGGGCTTTCGATAGGTAACCAAATATACCCATTGATGTAATCAACATCAATGCAGTAATAGCAATTATCAAATATGATTTTATAGCGGCTGGTGCTTTCTGCCAATTCCATTTCAGCCAAACTGTAGCCACTAGTTTACTAACCTCTAATGCCACTCCCATGATCATAATAGGAATGGCAGCAGCGGCGAATATAGAAACTAGACCAGCAACACTATAGAAAACAGCCACAGCAGAAATAACTAGGCCGCTTAATAGAGTTAACCAGGCAATGAGTTTATCTGAAAATGTATATTTCATGAACAAATATTTATTCTATGGCCCAACGCCATTTTCCGGAACTATTATGATAACATGCTGTTGCTGCAATTGTTCTTTCAGTATTATACGCAATAACCTGTGTATGTAGTCTACGGCAATAACCGCTACCGGTAGGCCAGGTCATAACGACTTTAGACATACCAGACGCATTACCCTGATACCAAGTCACCGCCTGGCCATTTTCTGTATAAAGCAATGAATGAGTGATAGCCTCGGCATGTTTGGCTTTTTGATTATCATCTAATCTTTTAAACCAACCGAGGCTAATGTCAATAAGGTCTTTTACAATAAGACCGGTTGCCTGATAGTGGAAAAATTGAGGATTGTAAATATCTTCGGCGATAACAGGACTAGATGCCAGAAGTATTGATAATTTCCCAACTACCATCAGGTTTTTGACAACTAATGCCTTTTCTCTGAACATTGGTATTTCCAATCGTCATCCAATATAAAAATTCGCCGCAATTACGAGCCATGCCTAATCGCGACTCTGTCAATCTCTTGATTTGATCATCTGTACATTCTACCTGAGTAATACTGTCAACCTTCTCTCCATTTTGCAAAGTGATTGTCTGAGAGGTATGACAATATTGTGGCTTCTGTGCCTGTACCTTAGGTGCAGAAGAACATCCCGAAAGAAGAATGATAATACATAAAATTACTATCAATCCCCACAGGAAGTTCTTCGCTGTGTAAGGGTGCATCATTGCCGTGCCGCTTTCTGCTCTTTGGCCTCAGCAATTAATTGATCAAAAACAGGCTTAGGCATCTTCAATCGAACGAAAGTGTAATGACGTCCGTTCATTGTAAAATGACCTACTTCGCGCTGAAGGTGTTCACGAATAGTTGTATCTCGGACTACGTAAGAAATCTTTGTGTAAGTTGATTTCTTTTCGTCTTTGAACTCAATTTTCGTTTCAGAATTAACTTCGCTGTTAATACGTTTGGCAAAGTTATTCATAGCAATGGCATACATCTGTTCTTCTGCTGCCTGTGCATGGATTGATTCACCGGCACCGCAGGCGTATGCCATTTCTTTACTCCACCAAAACCAACCTTCTGTACCTGCTTGAGCACAGGATTGATACCAACTCGGTTGAGCATAAGTTTTACGTTCTTCAACATCCTTCATTGTGGAACAGCCTGAAATAGCCGCAGCCAAAATGCCTGTTACAATTGCCTTTTTCATACAATGCCTTTCTGTGTGGGTTACGACAATTATTATTGTAACACCGCAGTCAACCGAAGTCAACTACGGTGATTACCAATTTATTTGAAGAAGATCAGGGCCATCATTACTGCTTGAATAATGAAGCCAAATCCGATTGTGACGACATTAAGCATGTCTTTTTGAACAGCGGCCTTTACAAATAAAAGTCCTAGGCCTCCCCAAACCAATAATACCAAATCAACAGCAGGCAGTCGATCGGTGAGTCCGCTCATAACTGCCATCATACTAGGTAAAGTAGAGGCATGCAACACTAAAACTGCTAGCCAACCAAAAGTTTCAGATGAGATCTTACTGACTTTTTCGGTAGCCCAATTTTTAAAGTCAGCCATATTTTCAAAATGGGGCAACAAGTTAAATTTCGTGTTAAACATTTTTGTCCTTCTTTCCTTTGTAGAAAATGTGATTACCGATTGAACCTATCTTTTCGAGAGGCCAGCGAGGATTAACATAGTTAGCATGATAATATAATGCTTCTTTGAGAACACTCAATTGAAACCCTTCTAAAAGAACCTTCTTTGCTACTTCATAACTTTCTTTATATGCGGCAGGATTGACTGGGCGTGTTTTGGCTGCAGAATCGCAATGCCATGAGAACTGACATACGACTTTGTCCATAACAACATTTTTTTGGAAGATGACGCCGCAGACATCTTTACCAAATCTTCCATCCTTGACACGATTCATTGTCACTTGTGCAACAGCGACCTTGCCTTCAAAATTTTCATAACCCGCTTCTCTATAAATGTTCATAGCCAAACAGTCTAACTGCTGTTCACGAGTTTTGATTGTAATAACATCTTGGCTGTAATAACCATTTACTTGTCTAAGGTTATCAAACTTTTTTGTAACCAAAGACTGTACTACCATTGCCACGGCCATTAGGCCCAATAGACAAATAATAAAACGAATTGACTTTTCCATTTAAGTCCTCCTTTCACTTGGTGTCATAAAAAAACATGACATTACATTAAGGGAGTTAACTTCACGAGGCTCATAGAAAGAACCCTGGGTTCGTGTAGTCGTCTCCATCAGCCACCGAATGCTCATAACATTCAGTACCTTTGGCGAGCATGGCTTCCCGAATCTCACGGGTTTCTCATAGGCCAAGACTCGCGGGTTG